CGGCGACCTCAAGGCTGCTGGCTACGTCGCCGACGCCATCGTCCTCAACCCGGCCGACTGGGCGACCATGGAAACCGAGCTGCTGACCACCGCCGCCGGCCAGGTGCCGTTCAAGTACGACGATGCCGGCATGCCGCGCCTCTACGGCCTGCCGGTCGTCGAGTCGGTCGGCGTCGCCGCCGACACCTTCGCCGTCGGAGCCTTCGGCCAGGCCGGCACCATCTACAACCGCGAGGGCGTAGTGATCGCGCTGAGCGATTCGGATACGGACAACTTCACGAAAGGTCTTGTGACGATCCTGGCCGAGCGCCGCCTCGCGCTGGCCACCGAAGTCCCGGCCGCGATCCGCGGCGGCGACCTCACCCCGCCGGCTTCTTGATGACTGATGCCCCGGCTCAGGCCGGGGCACTTCCATCATGAAACGAATCAAGTTCACCGCCCAGGGCGCCAACAGCGTCCTCGGTGGCTTCCAGTCCGGCGACATCGCCCGCGTCAGCGACGCCTTCGCCGCCCACCTGGTCAACGAGGCCCGCGTCGCCGTCTATCTCGACGCCGCCCCTGCTGCGGTCGACCCCGCAAAACCGCCCAAAACCCCGCGCCGCAAGGCGAAGGAGTAGTCATGTCTTTGTCCAACACCTCCGAATCCGACGCCCTCGACATCTTCCTCGAGGGCAGCGACCCCGCCTGGCGTGCCGGCGCCACCGGCTATCTCGCACTGGTCACAGGAGAATCGGTCGACGAAGCCGACCCGCTCGCCAACGAGTGCACCTACACCGGCTATGCCCGCATCGCGCAGACCAAGGCCACCGCCTGGAGCGGCAGCGGTAACACGCGCAGCAACGCCAACCTGCTGCAGTGGGGCAAGCGCACCGATGCCGGCGCCACGCAGACTGCCACGCATGCCATCTGGTGCGACACCGCATCCGGCGCCGTCAACATGGCAATCATCATCCCGCTCAACGATGACCTGCCGATCTCGCTCAACATCCGGCCGCAGATCGAGGCCGGCGGCCTGACGGTGAACGCCGAGTAAGCCATGGGCTTCAACGGCACCCGCGACCTGATCCTGGCAGAGCAGGAAGGGCGCACCCACTTCTGCAGCTTCCGCAAGGTGCCGTCGCAGGCGTCGTCGGCGCTCGGATGGGTCGACCTGTCGATGGCCGCCGGCAACCCGCTGCCGCAGTATTACGCCGCGGCGCCGCTCGAAGCCGCCCGCCTCGACGGCCTGCGCGGCATCTTCCACGGCGACGACAAGGCGCCGAGCAAGATGCACCTGACCGACTGGAACGTGGTGACGCCCACCGCCAACTGTGTCGGCCGGCTCAAGGCCCTGCGCTACGGTCTCTACTACCCGTTCATCGATGGCGATTCGCTTGACCAGCAGGACCTGGTCAACGCCGTCGCAGCGCTCAACCCGCCGCCCGGCGGCTGGAAGGTAATGATTGTCGCCGTTGCCCCGACGGCCGGCGGCGGTACGCTCACCTTCAACTACCTGCGCAACGGCGTCGAGAAGACCTCGCCACTGATCGCGCTCAATACCGCTGTCGTCAACATCGCCAGCATCGCCACCGGCGACCCGGCCGTTACCGCTGGCGGCCTGCCGTTTGCAAGGCTGGCAGATGGCGACACCGGCGTCGATTCGATCCTCAGCGTCACCTTCGTCTCGCCGTCCGGCGGCCTGTTCGCCTTCGTGCTCGTCGATCCGCTGGCCGACCTCGCCACGCGCGAAATCAATACGCCAGCCGAAAAGAGCTTCGTGCAGACGCACCCCGGCGCGCCGCGCATCTTCGACGGCGACTACATCAACTTCATCGGCAACTGCACCGGCAGTGTCGCCACCGGCATTTTCGCCGGCTTCTGCAAATTCGCCTGGAGCAAGTAAATGGGCTACACCTCGCATGACGACCTGCTGACCCAGCTCTCCGCCGGAAAATACCTGCGCCCCGAGGGTTCCAAGATCACCAGCCCGGCGCATACCGCCGGCGGCTGGCACCTGCTGGTCGGCAACAACGGCTCGCCGAACGCCGGCACCTTCCCGGGCTCGTCGCTCGCCTGGGTCGGTTGCAACGAATCCACCGGCGACGGCACCGGCATCATCGGCATCCAGCACGGCGGCAACCCGGGCGGCACTGCCACCAAGCACCTGCTCTCGGTCGGCGCCTCGCTCGTTGCCGCGGCCGGCGCCCCATGGCAGGCCAAGCTGGTCGACCTGATCGGCTACTACAAGCTGAGCGGCGCCGATGTCACCGGCACCGGCGCCCGCACGCTCACCGGCACGCCGACGCACCGCTACGGCAACGGCGACGGCGTGCAGGCCTGTATCGTCAGCGTCACCGCGCCCACCGCCGGCGGCCCCAACCTGTCCGCATCGAGCTACACCAATGCCGGCGGTACTGCCTCGCGCGCCTTCCAGGGCTCGCCAAGCTGCGGCGCGGCGGCCGATGCCTACGCTACCCGCGTCATCCACTCCGGCAACGCCGCCGGCCGCTACGGCCCCTTCCTGCCGCAGCAGGGCGGCGACACCGGCGTGCGCAGCATCCAGTCGCTCACGCTCTCCGGCGGCACCGCCTACACCGGCTCCGGTGTCCTCGCCGTGTGCCTGGTAAAGCCGCTCGCCGACATCAGCATTCCCGTCTCCGGCATGTGGTCGGAGCGCGACCTGGTCAACCAGATCAACAGCCTGCCCAAGATCGCCGACGGCGCCTGCCTGGCGTGGATGCTCTTCAGCGCCGGCGCCACCACGAACAACTCGCCCTTCACCTTCGCCCTCGACGTGGGCTGGGGCGGCTGATGCTGCTCGCCAACGGCGTGCGTGCGGGCGGCGGCCCGTATCGTTTCTCTGGCGGCGCGGGCGCGCTGGCCATTGAGCGCGCCAGCGCGGCCTCGCCCGCGCTGGCGCTCGGCTTCAACATCGGAGAAGCCACCGTCGTCGGCGGCGTCAGCGTCTCGAACATCCACGGCATCCCGTCCGGCACGGCGCGCGGCTGGGTGCTTCCGGTCAAGGGCGGCGCCATCAAGTCATACCGCCGCACCGACATCGCCATGGACGGCGCCGCCACCGGCGAGCTGGGCTACCCGGCCACCGGCACGGCATCGATCACCATCGACGGCAGCGCCATCGGCGGCCTCATCGTCGGCGCCACCGGCACCGCCACCATCAGCATCGACGGCACGGCGGCCATCGTCGCCACGCTCAACAGCACCGGCACCGCCACCATCAGCATCGACGGCAGCGCCGACCTGGGCGCCATCGCCTCGCTCACCGGCACGGCGACCCTGACCGTCGACGGCAGCGCCGAGATTATGGGCATCGGCTACATGACCGGCAGCACCATCGAAACCGAGGCGCTGACGCCGTCCGCGATCGCCGCGGCGGTATGGAGTGCGCTGCTCGCCAACCACCAGACTGACGGAAGCGCCGGCAAGGCGCTGTCCACGGCATCCACCGGGGGCGTGGATCTGAACGCCCTGGCTGCCGCCGTCGTTGCCGCCCTCGAAGCCACCACCATCCCGGTCGACGTGGCCAAGGTCAACGGCGCCACCATCGACGGCACCGGCACCGAAGGCGATCCCTGGGGGCCGGCGTAAATGGCCTCCGCCTGGGGCGCCAGTTGGGGCGCGGCCTGGGGTAACGCCTGGGGTCGCGTCGCCTCTACCACCGGCACCATCGCCGCGCCGGCCGGCATCGGCCCGCGACTGCGCCCGGCCGAAGGAGAGCGCCCGCTGCAGGCGGTCATGCAGCGCCAGGTCACCGGCGATGCCCTCCGGCCCGCATTCGATACCACCGCCCGCCCAGCGCAGTCCGCCAGCGCGCGGCCCGAAGACAACGCCGCGATCCGCGTCGCCCATGCCGCTGGCAACCGTCCTGCAGAAATCGCCGCCAGCCGCGCGGCGACCGCAGCAACCACCCGCCCGACCGCCGCCGGCGGCCGGCGCCCAACGCACTAGGAACCCGCATGGCCCTGATCCGCATCGCTGCCCCGGCGAGCGAGCCGCTCGCGCTCGCCGACGCCAAGGCGCACTGCCGCGTGGACCACAACGACGACGACGCGCTCATCACCGCGCTCATCGTTGCCGCCCGCGAGCAGGCCGAACACGAAACCGGCCGCGCCCTGGTCACCCAGACCTGGGAGCTGGTGCACGACACCTTCCCCGAAGCCTTCGTGCTGCGCAAGGCACCGATCGCCAGCGTGACCTCGGTCAAGTATCTCGACCCCGCCACCGGCGCCGAACAGACGCTCGACCCGGCCGATACCCTGCTCGACAAGGACAGCGAGCCCGGCTACCTGGTGCCCGCCTATGGCAAGGCCTGGCCGACTGCCCGCGCCGTGCCCAATGCCGTGCGCTGCCGCTACGTCTGCGGCTACGGCAACGCCGCCGCAGTGCCGCAGGCCATCAAGCAGTGGATGCTGCTCGCCATCGGCACCATGTACGCCCAGCGCGAAACCTTCGCCAGCGGCACCGTCGCCAACCTGCCGGACCGCTTCTGGGGATCGCTGCTCGACCCCTACCGGCTGTACGAGGGCGCGTGATGATCGGCGCCGGAAAACTCGACCAGCGCATCACCTTCCAGCAGAAGGGCGTGACGAAGAACGCCATCGGCGAGGAAGTCGTCACCTGGTCCGATGTCGTCACCGTCTGGGCCGAAGTCGTCCCGCTGCGCGGGCGCGAGTTCTACGCCGCCAACCAGACGCAGCAGGTGGTCGACGTGCGCTTCCGCATCCGCGCCCGCAGCGGCCTCACCAACGACATGCGCGTGCTCTGGAAGGGCACGCCGCACGACATCACCGCCCTGATCCCCGGCACCGGCCCCTGGGCCGATTCGCTCGAGATCATGGCCAGCAACGGTGTGCGCAATGGCCGATAGCGTGAAAGTCACGGTCAACGGCATCGACGAGCTGAAAAAGGCGCTCGCCGCGTTGCCTGGCAAGTTGCGCCGCAAGGTGCTGGTCAAGGCGCTGCGCGCCGGGGCCAAGGAGGTGCAGAAGTCCGCCCGCGCCGCCGTGCCGGTGCTGGCCGTGCCAACCGCCTACCGCACCAAGGGCCTGCTCAAGCGCAAGATCAGCGTGCGCGTCTCTAAAGAGTCGCGCCGCAACGGCGATGTCGGCGTCTTCGTCAACATCAAGCCGGCACCCAAGGGACAGCGCGGCGCCAAGAGCAAGCTTGACCCGTTCTATTGGCGCTTCGTGCAGTTTGGCACCAAGAAGATGACCGCGCGCCCGTTCATGGAAGCCGGCGCCGATGCCCTGCCGGAAGCCCTGGCCGCCTTCGAGCGCGAAGCCGTGCCGGCCATCGAAGCACTCAACAAGCGAGGCGCCTGATGTCCGCAGAATCCGATCTCTACACCGTCCTCGCCGGCTACGCACCACTGGCGGCGCTGGTCTCGACCCGCATCTTTCCCGACGCGATCCCCGAGGACAAGGCGCTGCCGGCCGTGGTGTATAGCACCGAGGCGGCGACGCCGGAATGGTGCCTGAACAACAGCCTGTCGGCCACCGCCCACCGCTTCCGCATCGTCGGCTGGGGCACCACGCGCACGGCGGCCAAGGCCGTCGGCGACGCCATTGCCGCCGCGCTGCTGGCCTCTGGCGTGCCCTACGACAACCGCTTCTCCGGTTTCGACGCCGAGGTCGGGCAGTTTGCCGATGTCGTCGAGATCACCTGGTGGGCCTAGCCCGCCGCTGCCGCACCGCTTTCACCCAACCACCCGCCGCCCGGCGGGTTTTTTCATTTAAGGAGCAGTAAAAATGGGAACTCCCCTGATCGGGCGCAACGTTCGCGTCGAAGTCTCGAAGACCGAAGGTACCGCCAAGACCGTTTCCGCCGTGACCCAGGCCAGCCCCGGCGTGGCCACCAGCACGGCCCATACCCTGACTGACGGCACCGTCGGCTATTTCGACAACGTCGCCGGCATGTCGCAACTCGAAGGCCAGGCCGCCCGCGTCGATGCGCCGGCTGCCAATACCTTCGAGCTGCAGGGCATCAACACCACCAGCTACCCGGCCTTCACCGCCGGCGAATTCACCGCTGTCACCGTGTGGTCGACGCTGTCCCGCGCCGCGTCCTACGTCATCGGCGGCGGCGATGCCGACAAGATCGACACCACCGTCCTGCTCGATGTCATCAAGCAGGAAGCCAACGGCCTGCTCGCCGCGCAAACGGTGAGCTTCGACCTCAAGCTCGAAACCACCGACGAGGAAGCCCTCTCGCTGGTGCGCGCCGCCGCGCTGTCGCAAGCCTACCTGGTCTTCCGCATTACCCTCTCCGACGGCGCCCAGCGCGTCTTCCGTGGCCAGCCCTCGCTGCCCGGTGAAAACGTCGGCCAGGGCGCGCTCGGCACCGGATCGTTCAGCGTCACCGTCAAGGGCTCCGTGCTCTTCCTGCCGGCGGTCGCCTGATGACGCCGGAGCAACTCGTCGCCGCGGCGCTCGCGCAGCGCAGCTTCTGGGTCGAGGTGGCGGACGGCAAGCGCGTGCGCGTGCGCCGTCCGTCGGAGCACGACACGCGCGGCCTGCTGCAGCGCGACGCCGACGGCAAGGTCACCGGCATTTCGGCCGACCTGCCCGAGGTCAAGCGCTTCACGGTCGACTGGGAAGGCTTCAAGGAATGCGACTTCACCGCTGCCGGCTCCTCCGACCCCGCGCCGTTCAGCCAGGAACTGTGGGGCGTCTGGGTCGAGGATGACCGCGAAGCGCTGAAGAAGGTGGCCGAAGCCGTGATCGACGCGGTCATCGCCCACGAAACCCGGCGCGCGGGCATCGAAAAAAACTGATCGCCTGCCTCGATGCGGCCGCCGGCATCGAGGTAGACGGCGAAGCGCTGCCCGAACTCGGCGACGCCGATGTCGAGGCGCTCAAGGTCGTGAGCCTGCTCAAGACCGGCAGCGGCGGCATGGACTGGTCCGGCCTGCCGCTCGTGGCGGGCTGGATGGGCATCACCGACCTCGACGGCCTGCTCGAAAGGCTGGCCGTGATCCTGCAACACCACCGCACCAGGGAAGATTGACATGGCCATTGCCAAGCTCTCGATCGACCTCGAAACCCGGCTCGCCAGTTTCGAGAAGGATCTGAAGCAGATGAGCTCGCTGTCGGAAGCGACGGCGGGCAAGATCGGGAAAGCCTTCACCGGCCTCACCGTCGTCTTCGCCGGGCTGGCCGGCGCGCTCTCGGTCGGCGCCATCAAGCAGGCTTTCGACAGCTACGTCCAGGGCGCCGCAGCGATGGACGACCTGGCCGAGATCACCGGCAGCACCGTCGAAAAGGTCTCGGCGCTGGCGAACGTGGCCAAGGTCAGCGGCACCGACATGGGCCTGCTCGAAGGCGGCCTGGTCAAGCTGGCCAAGGCCGTCACGCTGGTCGGCGACGAATCGAGCGATGCAGGCGCCGCCTTCAAGGCGCTGAACCTCGACCCAAAGGAGCTTGGTGCGGTCGACACGGCGGATCAGCTGAAAATCGTCGCCGAGCGCCTGGCCGAATACGAAGACGGCGCCGCCAAGACGGCGCTGGCCACCACGCTGCTCGGCAAGTCCGGCGCCCAGCTGCTGCCCTACCTCAAGGATCTGGCCAGCACCGGCGACCTGGTATCGAAGGTCACCGCCGAGCAGGCGGCGCAGGCCGAAGAGTACGAAAAGAACCTCAAGCGCCTGGGGGTCGCGCAAAACGAAGTGGTCCGCATCATCAGCGCCGAGCTGGTGCCGGCCGCCAACGTGCTGGTCAAGACCTTCGTCGATGTCCTCAACGGCACCGACGGCGTGCGCGGGGCCACCAAGGTGCTGGCCGACGACGGCAGCATCCAGAGCTGGGCGACCAGCGCCGTGCGCGCCGCCGGCTTCGTGGTCGATGCCTTCGATGGTGTTGCCCGAGTGGTCAATATTGTCGGAAAGACGCTTGGCGCCGCCGCCGCGCAAGCCAGCGCGCTGGCCTCTGGCGACATTAAATTGTTCAACGGCATCGCCAAGGAATACCGGGCTGACATGTCCGGCATCCTGGAAAAGCCGCTGTTTTCCGATCGCCTCGAGCAGAATATCGCCGCCATGAAGAAGCTCGGCGATGAAGCCGGCGGCGCGCGCAAGAAACTCAACTTTTCCGGCGGAATCAGCGGAGGCGGTGCCGGCGGCAAAGGCCGGGCAGGTGCAGGTGGTGGCGCTGCCGCCAGCTTCACCGACTACGATCAGCAACTGATTCAGAAGATCGCCAGCGCGATCGAGAAAACCGATGTCGTCAAGGCCGCTGAACTGGTGCGCGAACTGGAAAAGCTAGATCAGCTTGCCGCCGCCGGCCTCGATCCGGCCATCGTCAAGGCCGTGCGCGACGACCTGACCGGCGCCACAAAGGCAGCCGCCGACGAACTGGCGCGCCTCAACGGATTGCTCGACGCGACGCCGCCCGGCAAGCTCGACCAGGCGCGCCCCGACATGCGGCGGCGCGCCAAGGCCCCCGGTGAGGCGCGCCTATCCGGCGACCCATGCCTC